CTGTTATCTATGCAGGTGATACTTATATTAATGTGTTCTCACAAAATCATCAAAGATCAACTGGCAATACTGTAAGATTTAGAGGACCAACAGATGATACTGGATTTACTGATGTACAATCTTTTGACGGGATTACAGATATTTCAAATGCAAATGGATTTACAATTACAGTTGGAAAAATAGATTCCTCTGGTATTATAACTGACACTACAAATTATTTTCATTTTGAAAGTGTTGATATAGCAACAACGGGAGGGGTATCAGGTGGCGGGGCGGAATGTTCTGCAGGACCAGTAACTTTACAAGCTTAATATGACATATTCAGAATTAGTTACAAAGATTAGAGATTATACAGAAGTAGATTCTAATGTATTTACTTCGACTATTATTAATGGATTTATTGAAAATGCAGAGTTTAGAATATTAAGAGATGTAGATTCTGATAATAATAGAAAATATGCAACAGCTACTGTTGTGGTAACTCAAAAATATTTTAATGTTCCTGATAATTGCTTAGTTATTAGATCTGTTCAAATTACAGTTAGTGGAGAAACTAGATTTTTAGATATTAGAGATGTGACTTTTGTTAATGAATATAATTCAGAATCACTTCAAGGAGCCCCTAAATATTATGCAAATTGGGACGAAAATACAGTAATTGTAGCTCCAACGCCGGATCAAGCTTATACGGTTCAAGTAAATTATATCTTGAAACCAACTGGATTATCTAGTAGTACTGCTACTACATATTTAAGTCAGCAATTTCCCAATGGCTTATTGTATGCTTGCCTAGTTGAGGCGTATGGATTTTTGAAGGGTCCACAAGATATGTTGCAATACTATGAAAATAGATATAAACAAGCTATCGAAGGATTCTCATTAGAACAAATGGGAAGAAGACGAACAGATGAGTTTCTTGATGGAGAACCTCGTATAGTTCGTAAACCACAATAGGAGAAACAAGTATGGCTATTACACAAGCGTTACCAAATAGTTTTAAAAAACAACTATTAGATGGTGATCAAGATTTTACATCACCAGCAGGAACAGGTGATAGATTCAAATTAGCTCTTTATGTATCAACTGCAACACTTGGTGCTGCAACAACTTCATACACAACAAGTGGAGAAGTCGGTGCATCAGGAACTTATGTTGCTGGAGGAAAAGCATTAGTAAATTCTGGAACATCAGTTGTATCAACAGTTGCTTTCACAGATTTTGCTGATCTATCATTTACAGGTGTAACAATAACTGCAAGAGGAGCATTAATTTATAATACTTCTTTTTCAAATGCAGCAGTTGCAGTGTTAAACTTTGTGACAGATAAAACAGCGACTTCAGGTACATTTACAATTCAATTTCCAGCTTTCACATCTACAGCGGCTATTATCAGAATCTCTTAATAGGAGTCTAAGTCATGTCTGACATTGTTGACGGTTGGGGTAGAGGCACCTGGGGACAGGGCGCATGGAATGAAAACATTCCAATTGAAGTCACAGGTCAAAATTTAACAACAGCTTTAAATTCAGTTACTGTAGCAACTACTACAAGTGTCACTGTTAATGTTACAGGTGAAGAATTACTTCATGCTTTAGAAAGTAATATTGGAATCTCTGCAGGAGGCTCCGTTCAAGTTCCTGTATTTGAGAATCCATTAATCACAACTTTAAATAATGTAAATGTATTAGCAGATGCTAATGTTTCATTAACAGGTCAAAGTTTAACAACAGCTTTAAATTCAGTTACCGTTTTAGGAACAGCAAACGTTTCTTTAAGTGGTGAAAATTTAACAACAGTATTGGGTGATGAAAGTATAACAGGAGATTGTAATTTATCTTTAACAGGGCAAAATTTAACTTCTGTATTAGGAGATGAAAATGTATTTATTGATGTAAATGTTTTATTAACAGGTCAAAATTTAAATACAGCTTTAAATTCAGTTACTGTTTTAGGAACTGCAAATGTTGCATTAACAGGGCAAAATTTAACTACTATCTTAAATAGTGTTGGAATTTCTGCAGATGGAAATGTTTCTATTCCAGTATTTGAAAATCCATTATCTCTTTCTTTAGGTGTAGTTGATCCAAGTCCAGATGTTGCATTAATAGGTCAACAAGCTACTTTAACTTTAAATTCAGTATCTATTGAAGTAGGAGTTGAGGTACCGGTAACTGGAGTAAATTTAACAACTACTTTAAATTCAGTCACTGCTGCTATAAGTATAAATGTAGATGTTACAGGTCAAAGTTTAACGGGTACAACTGGACAATTATTTGTAACAGCTTGGGCACCGGTAGATCCAGGACAAAGTATAAATTATACAGGGGTAAATACTGGCCAAACCATTACTTGGACTGATGTTGCAGCATAAATTTCAACTGATGTTGCAGCATAAATAAAGGGATTGTATTAATTGACAAAAAATGATAATTAAACTAGTTAAAATAAGGATTTAAATATGCCATCAAGTTTTTCTACAGATTTAAAACTAGAACTCATGGTTACAGGCGAAAACGCCGGAACATGGGGAACAAAAACTAATACAAATTTAAATTTATTACAACAAGCAATTGCTGGTTATCAATCTGTATCTATTGCAGGTGGAGCTCAAACAACAGCTCTTACAATGGATAACGCTGCAATTTCTAATGCAAGAAATGCAGTTATAGAATTAACAGGCACAATTACAGGAAACCAAGTAGTAACAATTCCAAATGGAATTGAAAAAACATATATTATTTTTAATAATACTGTTGGTGCATTTACAGTTCAATTTAAAACAGCTTCAGGAACAGGATATACTTTTGCAACAACAGATAAAACTACAAGAATATTTTATTCAAATGGAACAAATATTATAGATTCATTACTTGTTAACACAGCAGGAATTGATACTTTAACTAATAAAACTTTAACTTCACCTAAAATTGGAACTAGTATTTTAGATACTAATGGAAATGAATTAGCATTATTAACTGCAACTGCATCAGCAGTAAACGAATTAACTATTGCAAATGCTGCAACAGGTAACAGTCCAACTATATCTGCAACAGGCAGTGATACAAATGTTGGTATCAATTTAACACCTAAAGGAACTGGTGGAATTGTTCTACCTGCAGGAGCTGTAGGAACACCAGCACTAACGACATCCGGCGACTTAAACACCGGTATTTACTTTCCCTCAGCAGATACAATAGCATTTACTGAAGGTGGAGCAGAAGCTATGAGGATAGATAGTTCTGGGAATGTGGGGATAGGAACAACAAGTGGTTTTTCTGGAAGAATTACAATTTCAGATCCCAATAAAATTTTAAACAATAGAGGAAATTTAAATGTTTTTACAAGTGATTCACAAGCAATAAATTTAGGTGGTCAAATTGGATTAGGTGGTTTAAATGGCTCTGGTGGTGCGGCAGATCCCTATCCTTTTGCTGTTTTAAAAGGTGCAAAAGAAAATTCTACATCTAGTAATTTTGCTGGTTATTTATCCTTAGGCACAACCAATTCTGCTGCTGATGTAACAGAACGCATGAGAATAGACTCTAGTGGTAATGTGTTGGTAGGAACTACAAGTTCACCTGTTTCAGCAAGAATTGCATCTTCTTTTTTAAGTTCATCAAGTATTTTTGGCTCTGTTTTTATTGATTCTCAAAGCAATAATACAGCTATATTTTGTCAATTTAGAAATAATACTGATGCTTTAGGTTCAATAACAAATAACAATAATACTGGAACTGCTTACAACACTACATCAGATTATAGATTAAAAGAAAATGTAAATTACAACTTTGATGCAACAACAAGATTAAAACAATTAAAACCTGCAAGATTTAATTTTATTGTAGAACCAAATAGAACAGTAGATGGTTTCCTTGCACATGAAGTACAAGACATTATACCAGAAGCTATTACTGGAATTAAAGATCAAGTAGAAGCTATTGGTAATATTACAGATGTTGAAGGAAATATTATAAGAGAAAATGTTACAGAACCCTATGAATTACCTGAAAATCAAACTTGGACACAAACAGGAACAAGACCAGTCTATCAAGGAATAGACCAAGCTAAATTAACACCTATTTTAACTAAAGCATTACAAGAAGCGATTGCTAAGATTGAGCAACTAGAAGCAAGATTAACAACTTTAGAGTCTTAACACATCAAAGAACATGGTACAATAAATGAACCATCTTCGTAAGTTTGAATTACAGTATTAGATAATACTTTAGCAAAGGTACTTGCTCTTATAATATCATTAGCTTGAACTTTAGCAGTTCCATCTCCACTAGATTGTAGTAAGTCGCCTTTAGATACAGTTTGTCCAGCTTTAATTCTAACCACATAAGAACCAACTGAAGCAACATAAAAATCATTATTAATTAAATCATCATTATCCCAAGCACTAAATACACCATACACATTCTTAGCTTCAACTGTATCAGATATTTTAGACATGACGTGTTTTACATCTACTTCTTTTACGATAGTTGCTTGATAATCTGTTCCTTCAAAATTGTATGTAATAACATCACCTTCTTGTTCATTAGCTTTTAATGCGTAAGGTTTTTTCTGTAAGTTATTTTCATTGTCTGTAAATTCTGCATTATACCAGTCAGTCATCTGGTCTAAGGATTCTAAAACTGTTCCTCTTAATACATCTGGTTTTGATTCATCTATAAATCTTGACCAATGCGTTCCTGTAAATCCATTATATGATACTGTTGAACCCGATACTCCAATTGATCCTTCTGTATTTCCAGCTTGTTGAAAGATAACAAGATCGCCATCATTAGTTAATCTATTAATAACTAAAACGTGTAGCGAATCTCTAGCGAAAAATGCTGTTCCAGCTGTTTCTAACTGACAACCAGCAGTAGTTGGACTAAGATTTGAGGAAGAACCTACTAATAACCTATCAGATGTTATTCTCATGCGTTCTTGGTTTGAACCAGAATCAGAAGTATAAAAAGTTAAATTCATTGGGGTAACAGCTGTTCTACCACCAGTACCAATTCTTCCTTCTGTTGATGAAGGTGTAAGAATATATACAAGACCATTAGCTTGGTCTCCAAAATAACTTGTACCTCTAACATCTAATTTACCAGATGGAGAAGTTGCTCCAATACCCACATTACCAGAACTATCTATCCTCATAGCTTCTGTTCCACCTTCAGTAAATGCTATTGTATCTGCTGAGGGAAAGTAAATACCGGTGTTTAAGTCGCCGGATAAATCGTTTGCTATTTTGAACATTAAATGTATATTTAATTGAGTATCTAATATAACTAACACCTAGCATTTTTAAAGAAAGGTGGTAAAATAAACATATGCCACTAAAAAAGATACCATTAAAAGCAGGATTTAATAAACAAGACACATCAACGGCCGCAGAAGGTCAGTGGATTGATGGAGATTTTGTACGCTTTCGCTATGGCTATCCTGAAAAAATTGGTGGCTGGCAACAAACTACATCTTCAAGATTAGCAGGTTCAGCAAGAGAAATCTTAACTTGGACTGCATTAGATGGTAATCGTTATTCAGCTATTGGTACTAATAAATTATTGGTTATTTATTCAGATGGTGTTTTTTATGATATTACCCCACTTGGAACAGCTTTAACATCTTGCACATTAACTTCAACTACAGGTTCAGCAACAGTAACTGTTACTAAAGCAAGTCATAATTTATCCGTTGGAGATTATATTGTATTCACCTCACCATCTCTAGCAGGAGGAGGTGCTACAACTTTTAGTAATGCTAATTTTACAACAAATCCTTTTGAAATTATCTCTACTCCAAATTCAAATTCTTTCACAGTAACGATGCCAACAACAGAGGGTGGAACAGGAATGTCAGGAGGTGGTTCTACTATTACCACAACTCCTTATGTAACTATTGGACCACCATTTCAAATTTCAGGATTTGGTTGGGGTGCAGGAGTTTATGGAGGACTTACTCCAGGATCTTTACAGAATCAATTAAATGGAGCTATTGATGCTATAGTAACAACTATTACAGTTGATTCTACAACTGGCTTTGCTAATACTGGAACTTTATTAATAGATTCAGAATTAATTACTTACACAGGAAAAACCGGAACAGATTTTACAGGATGTGTCAGAGGTGCAAGTGGAACAACGGCTGCATCTCATTTAGATAATACAACTGTTTTTGATGCTTCAACTTTTGTTGGCTGGGGACAGGCTGCAACTGTTGGAGTTACTTTATCACCCGGACTCTGGTCCCTTGATAATTTTGGACAAATACTAGTTGCAACTATTAAAGATGGTAAAACATTTTCATGGAATCCAGGTGTTGCAACACCTCTTTTAAATAGAGCAACTGTTATCTCAGGTGCCCCAACGGCTTCTGTAATGAGTATTGTATCAGATCGAGATCGTCATTTATTTTTACTTGGAACAGAAACAACCATTGGAACACCATCCACTCAAGATCCAATGTTTATAAGATTTTCAAATCAAGAGGACTTTAATACTTATACTCCAACTGCAACAAATACTGCAGGAACATTTAGACTGGATACAGGTAATTTTATTGTCGGTGCTATACAAGGAAAAGATTATATCTTTGTTTTAACCAATGCTGCAGCTTATGTTATTCAGTTTGTTGGTCCTCCATTTGTATTTTCTGTCCGACAAGTTGGAACAAACTGTGGTTGCATTAGTCAAAATTCAATTGTTTATGCACAGGGTGCGGTTTTCTGGATGGGATTTGGAGGAGGCTTCTTTGTCTACGATGGAACCGTTAAACAATTACCATCTCTAGTTGAAGATTTTGTATTTACAACCGGTGGAACTAATTTAGGAATTAATTATGGTAATTCTGATATTATTTATGGTTCTCATAATAATTTATATAATGAAGTTATTTGGTTCTATCCAAGTGAAAATTCAATTCAAAATGATAGATCGGTTGTTTATAATTATTTAGAAAATACTTGGACAACAATGTCTCTTGCAAGAACTTCTTGGGCAGATGCTGACGTTTTTGATAAACCTTATGCAACTAAATATGATGCAACGATGGTTCCAACATTTCCAACCATTAATGGTGTAACTAATGCTAATGGTGCATCTATTTATTATGAACATGAAACTGGAGTTAATGATGTAGATATTTCAGGTACTAAAACAGCTATTCCTGCATACATTGAATCAGGTGACTTTGATTTAGATGTAGAAGGAGATGGTCAGTTTTTAATGAAAATAAATAGATTTATTCCAGACTTTAAAATCCTTACAGGAAATGCTAAAGTAACTTTATTGTTAAGAGATTATCCGTCCCAAACACAAAATAGTCAAATGTTAGGAC